ATGTTACAAAGCCTATGAGATACTTAATACCACTATTGATACTTATATCCTGCTCAGCTCCTAAGCGTGCTCAATGGCACTATAAGAAAGCATTAAAGAATGGACTGCAGTTAGTCCAGGATAGTGATACCATTCGGATAACTACCATTGATAGCATCCCAGTGATTATGAATGATACTATCGTATGGCAGAAGTATATCACAACTAAGGATACAGTTATTAAATTCAACAATATATACGTACCTAAGACTAGATGGCAGACTCGTATTGAGTACAGGTATAAGACCAAAATTGAAAAGATACGAGGCAATACAATCACAAAAAAACATGAGGTGACTAAGTATAGATGGTCATGGTGGCCATTTTGGTTAGGGCTTGCTATACCATACATACTTAGATTGGCGTGGAACGCTATCCTCAGTAAATTAAATAGATGAGAAAACGTTTATTTTATGACATTGAGACATCTTTCAATGTCGGTGTGTTCTGGAGGACAGGATACAACCTAACAATTAACCCGGGTGATATCATTCATGAACGTGCAATCATCTGCATCTGCTATAAATGGGAGGGTGAGGATGAAATTCACAGCCTAAATTGGTCAAAGAGCCAGAGTGATAAGAAAATGATTGAGGCCTTTGTCAAAGTATTGGAGAAAGCAGATGAGATAGTGGCCCACAATGGGGATAGGTTTGACCTTAAATGGATACGTACACGAGCTTTATTCCATGGTATCAATGTAATGCCATCACCCAAGACCATAGATACCCTTAAATGGGCTAAAAGGTACTTTAATTTTAATTCAAATAAACTAGACTACATAGCTAAGCTACTCAAGGTAGGTGCTAAGATGGAGACAGGAGGCCTTGACCTATGGAAAGATATTGTTTTTCGCAAAGATCAGGAGGCATTAGATAAGATGGTGGCCTATTGTAAGATGGATGTGGAGGTACTTGAGGCAGTATTTGATAAACTCAACAGCTATGCCATTGTAAACCATAACTATGCCATCCAATACGGAGGTGAAAAGTATGAATGTCCTGAATGTGCAGGAATAAACGTAAAATACAATAAGAAAGTAGTCACAGCTGCAGGCACTGTACACCATTGGATACTATGCAAGGACTGTAAAAAGCACTACAAAATAAATCACCTGGTATTCACTAAATATCAGGAATATCTCTACAATCGTAAACAAATATCTTGAGTTTATAGACGTATTTTTGCGGAGATTAATCAGCTTATAGCCTGAATTAAGTGATTTTCACCAACATTATGTGATATTCCTTATTTAGAATCATTCTAAATTTGTGGAAAATTATGCAAAATTGTTTGCATATATGAAACTTTATATATCTTTGTCAGGTATTAACACTTAAAAATTATATATGAAACAGTTTGAAAGAGCCCTTGACTTTATCAAGACACACGAAAACAACGCAGAGGTACTTGCTTTATTCTTAGAGCAGCTGCTTGTAGAAGCTAATGAGGAAATGACTCAGACAGCACTAGATAACACCGAAGATTTTTTAACAATTCTAAACGCTAACAGATGAAAAAAGAACTATTTAATGTAGTAGCAAGTGTAGCTGTAATTTTTGCTACCATGGTAGCAATGTATAACGTTTTAATCTTTATGATATGCAAGTAACAATAGATAATAGCACAGCATTCTTTGAATTTGATGAGGTGCATGGTAGCTGTGAGTTTAACATAACTAACATTACCGAGGAGTATTATGAGGTAGAGATAACTAACGTATTGGCTACTCAGGTAATTGGTGAGGTGGAGCTTGACTACATCCTAACTGATTTTGAACTTGACCAACTCAATGAGGAAATCATTTGGTGCATCCAGGATACCAACCTTGTAAGAGATATGCAGGAGTTTGATAATGGGTTTGATGAGGATGATTGGAGGTATGATGCATAGAGATATATCAGAGATGGCTAGATGGTGGACAAAGCAGTCATTCGCAGGAGATAAGGGAGGCTCCTTTAATACCTCCCTATATTTAGAATACTTAAAATGTAAGAACACATGTATAGATTATTGTACTACTATGAAAAAAGGCTCTCGGAGAGTTATGACTATCACACAAGAGCCCTCTGCCTATGGAAAAAAGCACAACTCAGGGCAGCAGGTACTCATGTTTACGGAACATTCAAAATAAAAAAAGTATGAAAACAACAATTAAAGTAGGAAGTGACTTCTCAGGAGTAGGAGCATTCAACCAGGCCCTAATGAGATTAGGGATAGATTATCAGGAAGTATTCGCCTGTGATATGGATAAGTTCGCTAGGCAAACATTCATCCATAACTATGGAGAGCCGGAGTACTATCCTATGAATGTATATGATAGAGAGATACCAAAGGAGAGTTTAGATATCTATATGACATCACCTCCATGTCAGGCATTCAGCACAGCGGGTAAAAGATTAGGTAAAGAGGATGCAAGAGGTATTTTATTCTTTAACAGTTTAGAATTTATTCAGGTTAATAATCCACGTTGCTTTATTTTTGAGAATGTAAGAGGATTACTATCTCATGATAAGGAGAATAAAAAGGATAAGATAGGCAGAACTTTTAAGGAGTGGATAGATTATCTAGGTGGTAAATCAGTTAATGGAATAACTACTATGATGCCAATAGATGGGGCTGTACCTTATCATCTACATTACAAAGTATTGAATGCTAAGAAACATGGAGTGCCACAAAATAGAGAGAGGGTATTTTTAATAGGCATTAGAGATGATCAGGATAATACATTCACATGGCCAGCTGAGGAGGAGTTAACTAAAAGATTAAAGGATGTACTTGAGCCTATTGTAAATGATAAGTATTTTTTGAGTGAGAAAATGATTAATGGATTCTTAGCTCATAATAAAAGACATATTGAGGAGAAAGGTCAAGATGGATTTAATTGGAAACCAAAGGATGAAACACAAATAGCTAACTGTTTAAGAGCAAATGCAGCACTTTGTGCTACTGATAATAGTATTAAAATAGGTTATATTAATCAGGATACTCAGGCATCTGCATTATATAGTGATGATGGATTAGCTCCTACAATGTGTGCAGGATCACATGGATATGCTATGGGATATATTCAAGTTAAATCAGGCACAGCTAAAGGATATGAGGAAGCTACTGAGGGTGATAGTATTAACTTTTCTGTACCTAATAGTGAAACGAGAAGAGGTAGAGTAGGTAAACAAGTAGCTCAAACATTAGATACTGGATGCAATCAGGGGGTGATGGATAACTACAAAATCCGTAGACTAACCCCTCGTGAATGCTTCCGATTAATGGACTTCCCTGATACATTCACCTGGCCTGTATCAGATAGTCAAGCCTACAAGCAAGCAGGCAATAGTATAGTAGTAAGAGTACTAGAGAAAATTATTAATAATCTACCATTATGAATGCAGAACTTTTTGAACTCAGCAAGGTGCTTAATGAGGATATAGTGGATATAATTAAGGCATATCAGCTGAACACACCTAGCAGAAAGCAGGAGATAGTTAGCAAGAGGTACTACCTGTACAACTATATGTATGAAAACAGGCACATGACCACTACCATGATTGGTCACTACTTTAATCGCGATCATAGTACGGTGGTCCATGGCATCCAAGAGCACAAGTATTGGTACCATAGAAAAGACCAAAACTACCTCAAGATGATATACCCCATTCCAGAACTCATTAGACCCAAGAGGTCAGACATTAATATCTTTGATGTCGATGTTATGCCAATAGATGACGAGGAAACTAGGGTCACAATCACAGGTAACTTCCCTACTAAATTATTAAAAAGTTTTCAAGAGAGAATGACTAAGAATGAGATTGTATCTACATTTGAGCTATCATAATTTTTTAAGGGTTAATACTAAGGAGGGGCTTAGGCTCCTCTTTTTTATGACCGTATGACGATGTGACAGTTCTCTTATATAGGGTCCTTAAAAAATAGAGCATTAAAAAAGTTTGTACTTTGGAAAATTTATCGTCATATCGTCATGAAATCACTGAAACATAAGCCTGCATTGGTTTATATCCATGACGATGATTTTATTTTATCGTCATAAACTGTCTTTTTATCGTCATTAATTTATATTTGTAACATGTATAACCCAAAAATATCAGTCTTCAGGAGCTTATTTAACTCCAAAGAGACACCTTTCACACTTGAGGCAATAGAAGTGTACAATAGAATTAAGCAAGGTAACCCCGAGCTGATTAGTAAGATTAAGAAACTGCGAGCTGGAGATAGTGAAAGCAAGATGCAACTCATGGCAATCATGTTTAACGGCACATTCTCTGAACGTAAGGATGATGGACTCATCCAACACTCAGGATTGTGTGTCCTAGACTTTGATAAGTACCCCGATGCTAAGACATTGAAAGCTGAACGGAACAGGCTTAAGGAATGCCCCTACGTTTACATGATGTTCACCTCACCTAGTGGAAATGGACTCAAGGTAGTTATCCGTACACCTGAAAGCAACAAGTTTGAACACAAGCGGAGGTTTGAAGCATACAAGGAATACATCCAAAGTGATTATTTTGATGTAGCTAACAGCAATGTGAGCAGGGTATGCTTTGAAAGCTATGACCCTGATGCCTACCTCAATGAGTTCTGCGAAGTGTTCCAAGGTATCACCGAGGATAAGGGATACCACAAGGCTGAAAAGATAGCAGTGCTCCCCATTGCTAATGAGGACCGTATCATTGAGCTCATCATGAAGTTTAATCATGGGGTGTTTGAACAGGGCAGGAATAATTGGACCTTTAAGGTAGCCTGCTGCATGTGTGAGTATGGGGTAGATCAGTATGCTGCTAAGAATTACCTACTGCAATATCAACAGGAGGACTTTACAGCGAGTGAAATCAATAACACTGTAGCCAATGCGTACAAATCAAGCAACTTCAACACCAGGTACTTTGAGGATGCCAACACTGTTAACAAGGTCAAGCTAAAATTAAAAGAGGGTATCAAGGATGAGGACATCCAAAAACAGCTAGGTGTTAGTAGTTCAATCATTGAGTCAGTAAAAGAGGAGGTGCAGAACTCAGATGATGTGTTTTGGCAAGCAGATGGTAAGAAAATTACTATTGTGCCGCATGACTATGCTAAATTCCTGCAGAAACATGGCTTTGCTAAGTATTACCCGGAACGCAGTAACAAACCTACCTATGTGTACATTGAGGAAAACAAGGTTAGTGAAAGCTCAGTGGAGCTGATTAAGGACTTTGTACTCAAATACTGCCTAGCCAAGGGTGAACTTGATGTCTACAATCACTGTGCTAAGTCAGCAAATTTGTTTACTGAGTCACACCTGAACATGCTAGAGTCTATTGATATGCGTATCCTGCAGGATACAAGGCATGTATCTTACATCCCATTCAATAATGGAGTGGTGCATGTATCCAAAGACAAGCTAGAGCTACTTAGCTACATTGATATAGATGGGTACATTTGGAGGGAGCAGATAATCAAAAGAAATTATACCCAAATCGAGATACACGATAATAACTTCCAAGATTTTGTACATAAAGTATCAGCCCAGGATGAGCAGCGTATCAAAGCAATGGAGTCAACCCTTGGCTACCTCATCCATACGTTTAAGGATAAGACTGACCAAAAGGCAATCATCTTCAATGACCAAGAGATAGATGATAACCCCAATGGAGGTAGTGGTAAGAGCTTGATGTTGACAGCCATCGGCAATATCCGCAAAATAATTAAGATAGATGGTAAAGCCTACAACCCTAGCAAGAATGACTTTGTGTACCAACGTGTTAACATGGACACTCAGGTGCTAGCATTTGATGATGTTAAGAAACACTTTGACTTTGAGCAGCTATTCTCACTAATCACTGAGGGCATACCGGTCAACCGAAAGAATAAGGATGAGATCTACATCCCATTTGAACGTTCACCCAAGATAGTTATCACCACCAACTATGTGATTAGTGGTGCCGGTACCTCACATGACCGTAGGAGGCATGAGATAGAGTTCTTTCAGTACTTTAACTCACAGCGTAACCCACAGGATGAGTATGGTAAGCTATTATTTGATGAGTGGAATAAGGATGAATGGGCTCACTTTGATAACTACATGCTATCTAACTTGCAGATGTACCTGCAGAATGGATTGGTTAGAAGTGTATCTATAAATGCAGATGCTAAGCGTTTCATCCAAAACACCTGTAAAGAATTCTATGACTTTGTACATGATGGAAATATATCATTGGATGTAAGACACTACAACAAAGCATCGTTTGAGGCATTTCAAGCAGATACCAACGGCTTCAAAGACCTAGATAGCAGGAAGTACATCAAATGGGTGCAAGCTTACGCAAGTTATAAAGGCTATAAATTCACAAAAAACCGAGACCAACATGGCAGGTACTTTGAATTAACTAAGCAAGATTAATGAAAAAAGAATATAAGGCACTGCTCCATGAACTGAAGCTTCAACGCTATGCCATTACTCATCCTAATTACCCACAAGACTATATACCAAAGACTATGTACAAAGACTCAACAGCAAACGGATTGACCAAGGCAATCTGTGATTTTATTAACTACCAAGGATATCAAGCTGAACGCATTAACACAATGGGTACAGCAAGAGAAAAAAAGACTACTGCCGGTAAGGTCATTGGTGTTACCTGGACCAAAGGAACATCTACAGCAGGGAGTGCTGATATATCTGCTACCATTAAGGGCCGTAGTGTGAAAATAGAGGTCAAGATTGGTAAGGATAGACAGTCTGAGGCTCAAAAGAGATACCAGGAGAACATTGAAAAGGCAGGAGGTACATACTACATCGCTAGAAACTTTGATGATTTTGTAGAATTTTTTAATGATTTTGTAAATAAGTGCAATTAATTTGTATATTTGTAGAAATTAACAACTTAAAATTATGGCAACAGTAAGAAAACAAGCAGCTGAGCAAACAGCACCCGAGGTAATTACCCTCAACATCTATCAGAAACTGCACCTAGCTAAGCAGTCAATGGGTAAGGTCATTAAGAATGCCACTAACCCACATTTCAAGCGTTCATACGCTGATATTAACTCTATTATTGAGACGGTTGAGCCTATCTTATTGGATTGTGGATTGCTACTCTTGCAACCCGTAAGAGGTGGTAAAGTATTCACTGAGATAATTGATATTGAAACAGGAGATAGTATGGAAAGTTCACTTGAATTACCTGCTATTATAGATCCTCAGAAGTTACTTAGCTGCATTACTTACTACCGTAGAGGAACATTGGTCAGTTTACTATCCCTACAGGCTATAGATGATGATGGTGAGACTGCAAGCAGAGCACCCAAGGCAAAGCCTACGCTAGATGGGGAGAGATGGGATAAGGCACTAACAGCAGTTAAGAATGGTAAGTTCACACCTGAACAAATCAAAGAGATGTACAACCTAACTAAAGAGCAGGAGGCACAGCTATGACACCACAGGAGAAAGCAAAGCAGTTATTCATGAGAAATTTTGAAATAACAGTTGATGATTATTGTGCTAAACAATGTGCACTTATTGCAGTTGATGAGATACTAGATTTAGGACTTCACAGTGTAGGAGATTATAGAAATGATCAAGCTACAATAGATGATTTTTCAACAGTTACTTGGTACATTAATTATTGGCAAGAAGTTAAACACGAAATAACACAGATATGAAATTCAGAGCATCACAACTAGGCAAGTTAATGACCTCCTCCAGAACTAAGGGGGAGGCATTGAGTCAAACAGCTAAGAGCTATATCATTCAGAAAGCCAAAGAGGATTTCTTTGACTACAGGAGTGAGCTGAACAGCAAGTACATCACCAAAGGATTAGCACAGGAACAGGACAGTATCGACCTACTTAACCTAGTTAGGCTAGAGGACTACATAAAGAGCTCGGAGAGGGTAGAGAATGAGTGGCTAACCGGATGCTGTGATATTATCACTGAGACAAGTATCATAGATATTAAGACCTCGTGGTCATTAGATACGTTCCCTGCTACTAACTACGAGCTCAAGGACCTAAGTGACTATGAGTGGCAAGGACGTGCTTACATGTGGTTATATGACATGCCATCTTTCGAGCTGTGCTATGTCATGGTATCTACTGCACCTGAGCTATTGGGTGAGTATGAGAATGGAGCTCTGCACTATGTAGATCATATTGCACCTGAGAAGCGAATTACATCCATTACCTTTGCTAGAGATAAGGAGATAGAGATACAGATGGCAGAGAGATTAATCCTAGCTACTGAATTTTATAACGAAGTATTAACCCAATTAAAAAATAAATAATGAAAACAAGAGAAGAATTTTTTGAGGCAGCAGTAATAGCTGCCATGCAAGGCCTACTAGCTGCATCAGGACACTACCGGGATGAGCTGATTAAAAACCCCTGCGAGTATGTAGCCACTGCTGCTAGAGAATATGCTGCAGAGTTAACTGATCAGGTATATGGACCTCCTATTGATTTTCCTAATGAACGTATATTCGGTAAGCAATCATGAAAGCAACACTAGAATTTAACTTACCTGATGAGCAGGCAGAACATTATTGTGCCATCAAAGGCCAGGATATGCTTAATGTACTATGGGAGCTCAAAGCAGAGCTCCGTAGTATGTTGAAGTATGGAGAGCTACCGGATACACAATATGAGATAGTAGAGAAGATACAGAACTTCCTAATGAGTAGCTTAGATGATCACGATATAAACCTAGAAAAATGAGATACCCAATTATATTCTTATCAGCTCTAGTCATTGAAATATGCAGCACTTTCTACATTAGGTTTGTATCTGAGGGTAACACACCAGGTATGATATTCTTTGCAGCCATTAGTCCATTCTTAGGGCTTCCATTCCTAACCTACATGATAGAGGCTACTAATTGGAATGAAAGGATATTTAATGCCGTAGCACTGAGTGCTGGATACATAACAGGAACAGTAATAGTAATAACTTTAATACAATGATTATATTAGCAGCAATTTTAATAGCCCCTGCAATAGTGTGGGGATGGATAAGCACAATTAATTACATCAAATACATAAACCATGAGTAAATTCAAAGGAGAGGTGGTATTCGTTACCCCAACAACGTCTGTATCAGACAAATTTAAGAAGAGAGAAGTAACCCTGAAGAGTACAGATGAGTACCCTCAGTACGTTACGTTCCAACTAACACAGGATAAATGCGATCTAGCTAACAACCTGAAAGCAGGTGATGCGGTAGAGGTGAGCTATAACCTAAGAGGCCGTAAATGGGAGGCACAAGATGGTACCATTAAGTACTTCAACTCTATTGAGGCATGGACTATGAGCCTGAGCTCAAGTACTCAAAACAGTGCTGTTGATAAATTGCGTAAAACTTTTGACACTACAGATGAGAGCAGTGACGATCTACCTTTCTGAGGACCAACAGCTATCCGAATGGATGCGAAAAGAGATACGGGGCAAGCTATCCAAGAGATATAAGCTAACTCATCTATCTGAGGACATGGGGGTAAACTATGCTAAGCTATATCGCTTCATGCAGGGTAGGAATGTGACCACTGAGATTTACGACTCATTTTTTAGAGTATATTTGTCTAAATGGAACTCTTACTTATCATACCTATAGCTTGGTGGTGGTGCAATTTTGAGCCACTGCAAGCAACTATTACTAGGATTTACTTGTCCTTAAGACCAGACACATGGGCCATAGTCTTACTAGATGCATTGAGCTGTAGTAAGTGTGTGGCCTTTTGGCTTACATTGGCATGGCATCAGGATTTTATCCTAGCATGTCAAGCAGCACTGGGTGCATACATTTTAGAATTATGTTTGAACAAACTGACATAGATACAGTAGATAAGATAGATGCTACTGCGGATGCTATTAAGTACTCTAAGCACTCCTGTGTTCAGCTGTACAAGATTAGGATGAAGTACGATGGTCCACAGCCTAGGGAATGCTTTTGTGCATCGGTTAGGAGAAAGGTATGGTACAAAGATTTTATGGTATGGTATGAAAAAACTCTTAGACAGGTACATCAATAACCATTACCATGAGGTAAGGGCTTACACGCTGTACTTTCTAACTAAGCTAGGGAGTAAGATTGAGGCAGATACCGTAATAAATAACAGTTACCTGCATGTGCTAACCATCAATGAGGATGCTGATACTGAAGACCAGGTGAAAAGTTACCTATTGAACACCATCAAGTATCAGATACTATGGAACACATCACTGAGCCATAGGGATGACAGGATAACTTCAATGGAGTATAAGCCCAGTGAGCAGGTAGATGATGAGCAGGACCTGCGAGATAAGATACTTGAGGATAAGATATACAGCACTCACAAAGGGATGATTGAGATATATAGATCACAAATAAGTGACAACGTGCACAGGATAGTGTTTGAGGCATACATAGACAAAGGATACACTACAGCTAGAGGGATGGCTAAGTACTTTGATATACCGGTTACCTCAGCTCACTACCTGATAACTGAAATTAAACAAAATTTACGCAATTTACAATATAGGTATGAGACTATCTCAAATAATTAGCATACTAGCTACATTCACTGCATTAACAGGTGCATTCTTTCTAATGAGAGATAACTACTTCTATGGATGTAGAGCCTTTGGGATATGGGTGGTCTTATATTACGCATGGCTATTTTTAGAACAATACGAATATGACAAAGAAAGTAAAGAGTGAGTATATCGGTAAGTACATTACCGTATATCTAAATGGGAGAGAGGTATCTTTCACCATTGCTGAAGAGACAGCTAATGAGGCTGAGTTCTGGATTGAGAAAGGTATAGGACATATCTTTGAAGAGTCTGAGCCTAAGAGTAAGAAATTCAAAGGAGTGGAGCCTGATGCCAACACCGAAGCCTAGAGAAACTGAGGAGCAGTTCATCTCAAGATGCATGAGTGACCCTGAGCCAATGGGTAAGTATCCAGATGAAGCTCAGAGATATGCTGTATGTAAGTCTATTTTTGATGGACCTCTTATAGCTTATCGTAGGGCTTTTGAAGAGAGCTACAATGACTATCCTAAACAAGCTACTGAGAATGCTAAAATAGCAATCAGGTGGGCTAAAGAAAATGGATGGGGTGATTGTGGTACAGCTGTAGGTAAAGCTCGTGCCAATCAGCTAGCTAATGGGGAGAATATCACACGTGATACCATTGCTCGCATGGCAGGCTTTGAACGTCACAGGCAGAACTCACAGAAAGAGTTAGGAGATGGGTGTGGTAGATTGATGTGGCTTGCATGGGGTGGTGATGAGGGGATTGAATGGGCTAGTAGAAAACTTAAAGAAATAGATAAATGAGACCAAAACACATAGAAACACCTGAAGCAATGTGGGATCTATTTGAAGCCTACAAACGTTGGTGCAAGGAAAATCCTCGCTATTCTTATTCCTTATCTACTAAGACAGGTGAGGCTACTGCAGTTCCATTAGAGAGACCACTTACTCAAGTGGGTTTCAGGACTTTTGCAGCAGATAAGGGGCAAACAGTGAATGATTATTTTTGTAACAAGGGAGATAGATATTCTGAATATGCCACAATCTGCTCACGCATAGAGGAGGCAATCCGCATGGACCAGATAGAGGGAGGCATGACCGGGCAGTACAATGCATCCATCACTCAGAGATTGAACAACCTAACCGAGAGAGTTGACACCACAACCAAGGGTGAGAAGATAGACAGCATCAAGGTAACCATTGTGAGACCTGATGCAGATTGAGTTTATGTGTGCAGTGGTGGAGGACTACATCTACAGACTCAAGGGAGTACAGGTTAGGATAGACAGGAGGGCAGTAGCTACCGATGGCAGGCAGATGGCTATGCTAATGAATGCATATCAGATAGCAAATGGAAATAAAGAGCACAGTCATATTTGAGAAAAACTACGAGGCACTCAATGACCCTGGGATAAGGTTTGTAATTAACGAGGGTGGCTCCCGTTCATCAAAGACCTATAGCCTTTGTCAGTTAGTTATCATCTACTGCCTGCAGAACAACAACAAGGTAGTAAGTATCATCCGTAAGACATTCCCTGCTCTAAGGGCAACAGTACTTAGAGACTTCATTGAGATACTCAAGGAACTCAATATCTATTCAGTAGAGGACCACAATAAGAGTGAGCACATCTACACGTTCCCTAATGGGTCCATTGTGGAGTTTTTTAGTGTGGATGATGAGCAGAAGATAAGGGGTAGGAAGAGAGACATTGCATGGTGTAACGAAGCCAATGAGCTGTACTTTGATGACTTCACTCAGCTGAACATGAGAACAGAGAGTAAGCTAATCTTTGACTACAACCCCAGTGAGTCAACCTCATGGCTGTATGAGTTACCACAGGAGGAGAGCATCCTGATAAAGTCAACGTACAAAGATAACCCATTCCTACCTCAGAGCATTAGAGCTCAGATAGAGGACCTCAAGAGAACGGATGAGGCACTGTATCAAATCTATGCCCTAGGTGAGAAAGCCATCAGCAAGAGCAACATCTACTCTCAGTGGTCATTCATCCCTCATCGGCCTGCTAGGTTTGTCAACTATGTGTATGGGTTAGACTTTGGATACAATCACCCTACTGCACTCATGCGAGTCTATTGGTGTGACAATGACATCTACATTGAGCCGGTCATCTATGAGAGCTACCTGACTACTCCAATGCTCATAGACAAGATGCAGAGCTTCAACGTGGAGAAGACCGTCACCATAGTAGCAGACTATGCTAGGCCTGAGATTATAGCCGAGCTCAACAATGCAGGGTATGATGTGCAGAACGCTAACAAGGTAGTAAAGAAAGGCATTGATAACATCAAGACATTCGGAGTCCTATGCCAAGATGATAAGGCCATCAGAAAAGAATATGAAAACTACAAGTGGAAAAAAGTAGGGGACATGATTACTGATGAGCCGGTCAAGATGTGGGATGATGCAATGGATGCAATCAGGTATGCCACTACTCACATCCGACAGGAGTACTATACGGATGACTCTTACTATGCGTTTTAGAAACACTTTGCCTGCATAGAATAATATAGGTTATGGCAATGACATTAAAGGCTGCACCTCAGCGACTCACTCCAGCATATAACCCTGTCAAGTATATCTACGACAGCACCAACAAAAACCTAGCAGGGTTTAAGTATATCTTTGAGGTGTATGAGTCAGGCACTGCCAATCAGATAGCTGAGTACAGGGTGCTACCTGTTTACTCTACAGGCTATGGTGAGATAGACCTAACTAAGCTACTTCAAGCCTATGTAAGCTATGACCTATTCCCTACTAACACCACAGTGTACAACGCACCTAACAGTCACTACAAGTATGACCTTAAGGTAGGTGAGGAGTATCTTACTACCACCACGTTTACCTCAGCCATGACTCAGTATATTACTGCTCCCTATGTTGGTAGAGTACAGCTCAATGGTACTAACACATTTGTGGTAGGTGATCAGATAGTGTTAACGCAGTCAGGGCTAGGTGCAGTGAATGCTAACCTTGATGGACTGTATACTGTGCTCGTAGCTACACCTACCTCCATTGTTATCAATTTTCTTTGGAGCTCCATAACGAATGCTAACAAGGATGTGGAGATAACCTATGCAGATGGTAGAAAGACTACCACATACAATATCATTAGTGACCTGAACAACTTTGTGTTCAATGGTGCACTGCCATGGACTCAATGGCCATCATGGGATGAGAATAACTATGACTTGAGTAGTAACACTGATAAGTTCCTTAGCTCCATTCCTGCTACCAACTTCTACGCTACACTATCTCAAGACCTATGGATGAACGCAGTCTATGGTGCTATACCTGGAGGAACGCATAGAATAATATTCACCAATGATGGGGGTGATGTATTGAGAAAGACAGTGGGAGCATCTAACCACATAACAGGGAATGCGGTAGGTCCTAACAACGCAGGCACCTTGACTGTAGTCTCAGGCTCACTGCCATTGATTAAGCCTACGACTGAATACTATGAGTACTACTATGAGCACAATGGGGCACAGGTAACACAGAGCTACCGAGTTAACATAGATAGGAGAACACAGAAGCAAGAGTATAGCATTATATTTCTAGACCGTTATGGCTCATGGGGTAGCTTTGCATTCACAGGTAGAGCATATCAAAGGGGAACAGTTCAGCGTGAGCAGTACAACATGGATGTACTCGGCAAGATAGCTAGCACTGAATGGACCTATGACCTGATAGATAGGGGGTACATTAACAGCTATGTAACAGTGGAGGAAACCATTGACCTCAATACTGATTGGATGACTGAGGAGATGGCTACCTACTTCACTGAGTTAGTTAGTTCACCCTATACATACTTCAAGATAAGCAACTACGATGAGAGCTGTGACATCCCAGAGAGCACTGAGTACATCAGCTGCAATATAGTGAACTCTACCTATGAGTACTATAAGCAACGGAATAAGAATTTAATTAAGCAAAGCATTACAATCAAGCTAGCTAATAACGACATGGTAAATGGTTAGGATACAACTAGCAACAGGATACCTTGATGTTAAGGAGGGTACTTCATTCCCTTTGACATTTCAGGTAGGAGACATCAGAGATATTAGTCAAAGGAAAGGTAACTTCTCTAAGACTATTGTATTGGTAGGCAGTAAGAATAACAATGACCTGCTTAACCACTACTACGATGTTAACATTGTGGCAGGCACATTCAACATCAATGCAGTGACTACCTGCTCAGTTATCCAGGATGGGATACCTGTCATGGAGAACGCAAGCCTACAGCTCACAGCCATTAAAAAGGTGCAGATCACTGAGCAGTATGAGGAGCATGTAGAGTATGAGGTATTGGTCAAGGAAAGCAAGGCAGATTTCTTTACAGCCATCAATAACCTTGAGTTAACCGATATAGATTTCAGTGATCTCAATCACGCATACGATGCAGCCAATGTAATTAGCAGATTTAGTAACACTCAGGTCAATGGCTTCAAGTACTTTCTACCTACAAGTGGGGATGCAATATATAACACTCAGGAGTTTAAGCCTGCTATCTTTGCCAAGACTTACTTCGATAGGATATTCCAAAACTCAGGCTTTACATACAACTGGCCTAGCCTAAGTGATACTAAGTTTGATAAGCTAATCATTCCTTACAACGGAGGCATTGATAACCTTGACTACTTAGACTTTGTGGTGCGAGCACAGAAGACTACACCGAGTACAGTGACATCACCTGCTCAGGTCATACAGACTACACCATTCTATACATTCACAGGACTCACCGAGCTAGAGGACTTACAAAATATATTCAATCCGGTAACAGGAACATACACTACACCATACAACATTAGCTCAGCCAATGCTCAGTACTATGAGTTTAATGTAGTGGTAAGCTACACCCTTGAGCTAATCAATACGAGTGGTGTAACAGCAACGGTACCATTGCCTCCATTCTACAGGGTAAGGTATCGCAACACATTCAACAATGCTGTTGTGCAAGGACCTACTCATGTGGGCCCAGCATCAGTGCCTGTAGGTACTACTACATTCGCAACTGATACGGTAGCTTTCACTCAGCAGGTTAGTAGCCCTACCCTACTCAATCAGTTCACGAATATACAGATGCAGATACAGGCTGCACAGACTTCGTTAAGTACATTCTACAGCCCTAACATAGCCCTAAGACTCAATGTACTTTCAGCAGATATAAGCATCACACCTAGCAGTAACATCCTAGTCATTGGTGGTGTGATTGATGTCAATGACTACGTGCCTAAAAAGATTAAGCAGAATGACTTTGTTAAGGCTGTATTCAACATGTTCAACCTGTATGCGGATGTAGATAAGACTCAACCTAATCAGCTCAACCTAATCCATAGGGATGACTACTACGATGCAGGTAAGGAAGTGAACTGGACTCATCTACTAGCTAAGGACAAAGAACAGTCACTGTCATTCCTACCTGAGCTAACAAGTAAGAAAGTAATACTCACATACAAGGCAGATAAGGATGGTCCGAATACGATCTATACAAATGCTACCAATCAGATATACGGGCAGGCAGAGATTATCTTTGACAACGAGTACGTCAAGGATGTAACCACTAAAGATGTATTGTTCAGCCCTACACCAATCATCAGGACACCATTCAATGCATACGTGCCAATGATTGCAGGAGCACAGCCTGATACTAACATCCGTATCTTGTATGACTCCACAGCTGAGATAGGATTGAGCACATGCCAAGCATTCAAGATATTTAACTATGGTACGGTAGGTGTAACTAACATAACTACCTATCCGTATGTAGGTCACTTCGATAAGCCACTCAATCCTACATGGGATTTGAATTTTGCTACCTGTGCATTCTACTACTATATGCCAACTACCCTAACCGATAACAATCTATACAATAGATATTGGAGGCGGACCATGGGGCAGATTAATAGTGGCAAGATGTTGACTGCATTCTTTAATCTTAAAGAGTCTGACATCCAACCATTAGAGCTCAATGATAAGATTAGGATTGATAACTCATGGTGGAACATTAACAAGGTTATTGATTACAATGCCAATGGCAATCAGCTCACACAGGTAGAGCTAATCAGTATAGATAGTGAGGTGAACTTCATGCCCTTTGCTGCAGGCTTCCCAACGCCAGGGATAGGCTTAGGTAGTATTGGTGCTATCACTCAGGTAGCCAATGATAGTATCATCAAGACTAAGACTGCCAACAGTAACGTGATACCTAACAGCAACTCAGGCTTAGTGACCGGTAAGGGTAACAATGTTAACGAGGGACTCAAGGTGGTAGTGGTAGCAGATGATGCTACGATTGAGGAGGATGGTATCTACACTGATAACCTAGTAGTCTATGGTAAGGTGAATGGGATACCTGTTGACCCTCCCTACTACAGATACACTGCATTGCTTAATCAGAGTGGGATAGCTGACCCAACAGTAGATGTGAAAGAGTCTAGCTTTGGAGATATAGTATGGACTAGAGTAGGCCCAGGTGATTACATAGGCACCATTCAAAATTGGGAGATAGGTACTATCCTACCGAGTGAAATAATAGTGATCGTGAGCAATACTATTTTTAATTGCCTTATCTCAGCACTCTATCAAATCACAAACAATACAATAGTTATTAACACAACTCAAATAGGCGTAGGCTTTGCAGATAACCTGCTATTCTACACACCTATTGAAATAAGATATTACAAGCCATAAGATGAATGAAGTAGAAATACCATTAAAACTCGGTGGCATTGGTGCCATCAAGGCAGAATTAAAATCATTAAAGAGTGCCATTGCTGATGCAACTGACCCTGAAGATATTGCCAGGTTATCACAGCGAGCAGGGGAACTCAAGGACCAACTATCCGATGCCAATGAGGCAGTGAATACCTTTGCTACTGGGTCCAAGTTTGAGCAGGTATCCAATAGCTTAGGTGGTATCAAGGATAGTTTACTTAGCCTTGACTTTGATGAGGCTGCTCAAAAGGCTAATGTCTTTAAGAAAACCCTAGGCAACCTTGACCCTAAGGCTATAGGTGGTGCATTCAAGTCACTCACATCTGTTATCATGACTGTTGGTAGTGCATTCGTTTCATTAGGTGCTACCATTCTAGCTAACCCTATCTTTTTATTGATAGCTGTTATCATTGCTATTGTGGCAGCCATTGTGATATTCCTGCATAAGATAGGAGTGCTACAGAAAGTACTTGACTTTTTGATGATACCTATTAACGCATTGATTGAGGGTCTCAAGTCTTTGAGTGATTGGCTAGGATTGAGTACCTATGCTGCAGATGAGAACGCTGAAAAGATGGCTAAGGCCAATGAGAAAATAGCAGAGAGTTCAAAGAAACGTACTGAGACACTATCTGAAAACTTTGACCAGGAGATTGCCATGGCTAAGATAGCCGGTAAGGATACCACTCAGCTTGAGCTAGAAAAATCAAGAGCACTGGAGAAAGAGTCCATTAAGCGAAAGGCTGCAGCTAAGAAAGCACTTGATGCAATGGCACACCAGGAGGGTGAGGAGGCTATTAAGAAACGTCAAGAGTTAAGAAAGCAGATAGATGCTGAGAATAAAATAATCAAGACAGGAGTCAATGAGCGTAAACGTATCAAAGCTCAAGAGATAGAGGACCAAAAAGAGGCAGATAAGAAAGCAGCAGATGATGCAGCAGCAGCAGCAGATAAGGCAGCAGCAGCAGCAGAGAAAGCTAGGGAGAAAGCAAAGCAGGCAGCTAAGCAAAGATTGGATAACGCTAGGACACTTAGAGACTTTGAACTATCACAGATACAGGATGCCAATGCAAGAGAGGTAGCTATAGTAAATGAGAAGTATGCAAGGTTAATGAATGACCTGAAAACAGATGCTACCAAAACAGCAGAGGAGAAAGCTAAGTTTAATGAGATGTTCAGAACGCAACAGCAACAGGAACTCGATAAGCTAGCAACAGATAAGGCTAAGATTGAAGCGGATAACTTAAAGAAAGGCAATGACATGATTGCTGATCTACAGCTACAGCTAATGGAGGAGGGAACAGCCAAAGAGTTAGCTATGACCAAGGCCAAGTATGATAAGCTACGTGCTCAGACTCTAGCAGATGTTACACTAACTGAGGAGCAGAAGAAAACATTAACTGATTTGTACACTCAACAGGAGGAGGCAGAAAATCAGAAGAGAGCAGATGCTAAATTGAAGCAACAGCAAACGTTAGCTAAGACATTGGCAGATGCAGAGCTCACTGAGGACCAAAGAAAATTTCAAGCACTACAGATTAAGTATGAAGAGGACTATAAACTAGCAGAGGGTAATGCTGCTTTACAGTTAGCTCTTGCTGAAAAGTTAAAGACTGATAAGCAAAAGATTGAGGATGATGCTCGCAAAACATCTATAGAAAATGATAAAAAAGAAAGGGATGCAAGACTACAAATAGCATCCGATATAGCCAATGGAATTAATACCGTAGGTGCTGCATTCATCAAGGACCAAAAGAAACTAGAGAAGTTCAACAAGGCAAACGCATTGATACAGATTGGTATTGATACAGCCAAGGCAATCTCATCATTAGTTGCTGCATCTCAAGCTAACCCATTGAACGCAGTATCAGCAGGTGCTGCAGGTATTGCTCAGTTCGCTACAGGTATCATCCAGATTGCTACCAATGTTGCTAAGGCTAAGCAGATACTTACATCAGGTGGTACTCCAACATCAGGAGGAGGAGGAGGAGGAGCTAGTGAGGGAGGTGGTGCAGGTGCAGGTGTAGCACAATCCGTACCTCAAGGTGCTCAGCTCTTTGGCTCAGCTAACACAGGCAATGTGATGAGTGCAGGAGGTGGTAGCAATAACAGCTCTATGACTGTCACAGCTGTAGTATCTGAGACACAAATAACAAACGTACAGAATAAGATAACTAAGATTAATAAAAACGCTGAACTCTAATGAACTCACTACAAGCAATCATCGACCACATTGAGCAGTTCTACAATAGCCATCTACAAGTAAAGAAAGTAGGTAGTGATTTCAAGGAACAGCTATTTAACTTCGCTACTCAGGATGAGAAGTATCCTATTGTTTTTATTGTACCGGTAACTGTTAACCCTGCAGATAACACCTCAGAGTTTAACTTTGACATCTACTGCTTTGACATCATCCAAAAAGATAGGGCTAACATCATCACAATCCTAAGTGATACACAGCAGATATTGAATGACCTGTATGTTTACTTTACCTATAGCAACGACTATAGCTTTGATGTGATTGGTGTACCTAACTTCCAACCTTTGAACAATGATCTACTTGACTATGCTGCAGGCTATGTCATGAATATAACCTTAACTGTGAATGATTGGACCAACTGTGCTGTGCCTTTACAATAAACATTTCGGAGGGTTAAAGTAATATAGGTATGAGTTCAAATTTTTGGTGGGGAGATTGGAGACCTAACCTCACACCTCACACAGGGAATTTACAGCCAACTGATTTGATTGAGTGCACCTCTATTGTGGGTGGCTTGCCTGTCAACACAGCCATTACAGGTGCTCAGATAATTGCAGCAGCATCGGGTGGTAGTGCAACCTGGGGAGGTATCACAGGAACGTTATCTAGTCAAACAGATTTACAGACTGCCTTGAATGCTAAGCAGGATACATTAGTATCCGGTACAAACATCAAGACTGTTAATGGTAACTCATTGGTGGGTAGTGGGAATGTAAACATAGGTCCTAGACTAATAGGATGGAGTGGTATACTAGGCACTCCTACTACAGGTACTGCAGTAGGTATATGTCATTCAATTTTGATACCTGCTAATACATTAGGTACTAACAATATCCTGCAGTTAGTATTTAGAATGTACCGACAATCAGGTAACTTAGGTCAGTTGTATGGTAGGATATACAGTAACACTACCAATAGCATAAGTGGTGCTACATTAATCGGTGGTTTATTTACCATCAATGGTGGAAGTGTTCAGTTCGTAGCCTACTGTGAACGTAACTACAGCTATGATGGTACTAATCTTAGAACTATAGCAGCCACTTCATTCTCAGAATATGCAGCAGGAACAATTCAATCTACTGCATTTAATAGAACTGTTAACCAATATATATTGTTTACCATGCAAGCACAGAATTTAGCTGATACAGGTAACGTTGATTTAGTAAAAGTATTTGCTTATGTTTAATATAAACGGAATAGAATATACAATCACTGGACCTATTGAGGTGATTAGTGATACTCAGCTGCATGTTGAAACTGATAAGGGTATCATTCTAGTGGATGATACAATGGAAATATATAAAGCATTAACAAATGGCTAGATACGCAAATACAGGTGAGTTCAATGTGCTATATCCTACTAGGAGGAAAATGGCTACAATCCTAAAAAGAATAATCAGGAATGATGTTGTGGATGGTGAGGGTACACTCGTAGAAAGTATCCGTATCAATGCCAAGATAACAGGCTTCCAAAAGTTGGAGATACAAATAGTGGCCATGTACTACTTTATATTCCTGAACAATGGAGCTTATCTATGGAATGGTGGAGTGATAACCCCTCGTGATTTCGTGGCACAATTTACGGATGAGCTAAATGCTGCAGGTATCACAGCAGAAATTTATAGACAGTACACTGCATGGCTCACAAAAAAGTATCCATTGGTAGAGGCTGTTGAAGTGCTTGAAAAACAGCAGAAAATTGTGTACACATTTGAGGCAGTTGACCCGCCTCCAGGCTTTACTCCTGGGTTTCCATTAGATGTCTAACTCTTTCTTCATTGAAAGGATATTGAAAACATAAACGAGTGGTAAGACACCTATCTTATCACTCTTAGTTATGTCCCCATTTGTCAAGCCATAGATGGTTTGCTCCCATGACCACTTTACTTGAGTTTGCTCTTTCTCAATTTCTTTAATCTCTTCAGGGTCCATGTTAGCTTTCTCTTCATCAGTGAGTGGAGTATCTAGATCACCGGTGAATAAGTTTTCATAGGTCTTAAGAAAGTTATCTCTGAACTTCAGAAACTCATGTATCAATCCATACACATCAGTGATTGGTAGGTCATGAAATTTCTCAGCTCTAATGTTGCAGTCAAAGTCATAAGGCTCCATGATTTCATCATCCCATTCATTGAGTTTAGTTTGACGGTACAGGATAGCACATACCTTATCAAGATTTGTGATGTAGTTATTGCTAAAGAAATAGTCAAGGTCAATGTACTCGTAAAGGGTTAGCTTACTGAGTGGCTTGAGAGTTAACCCTAACACCTCATGCTTGTATCTTTTGGATGGCTCAGAGGTACACCATCTAGACTCGTTAACAAGTTCTGCTAACTCATCCACGTCAAGGTCCTCAATGACATCAATAGGCTCATCCGATAAAATAGAGAGAGCCTCACTGTTGTAGTGGTAGGCTCCCTGTTCTCTATCTATCTGACTAAATTCAATGAACTGCTCAAGCGTTACTTGGCTCCACTGCTTCGGTAGCTTGATCATTAGCTTGTTGTCCTATTTTTTGTGCGATAAACATCATGTATGGAATGGAGATAGCTGCATTCAATTTACGGATGAGCTTTGCTTTCTGCTTGATGTGTGCATCGGTGTAGTGCTCAGTAGGTGTAAGGTCTTCACGTTTGAACATGATTGCCAACATCTCAGAGATATATCCTTTCTCTTTTCTTAGTGCTACTTTCTCAATCATCTTAGTATCACGTACAGTTAACTTCATTTGTGCTTTGTAGATGTACCCCTCAATCTCTAGCTCCTCAATAGTTGGGTAGTCTTTGCGTTCTGCTGAGTTAAATTCTTTTACCATCCCTACAAAGTCAGCCACATCATAGTCCCAAAACTCAGACTCAGGTATCCCAAGGTAAGCGAACACCTGGAGGTGCTTATCAATGGGGTCAAGTTCCTGATTGTTATTGATTTCAGTAATGACTTCAAACTGTTCAATGGTGAGCTCTTCAAGTTGGTTGGGAATTTCCCTGTTTAAGATAGTTATCATAGTTAAATTTTTGAACAAATATACGTTTTTTTTAATATAGGTAGATGGCTAAAAAAGATATCCCTACTTACAAAATAACTATTGACCCTGAATACGCTGAAAACGGACAGGACTTAGGCATTGAACAGATAGCATTCACATCCAATCCTGCAATCAAGGTCAAAGGGATGGCATTCAATTCTCAAGCTAAGGCTTTATTCTTTACGGATGAGCTCAAATATAGAGTAACTGCACCTGCTTTGATACCTATGGAGATATATCGCTTTGATGAGGATACAGATGAGGAGTACAATGTCAAGTTTACTAAGGAGGAAATTGAGAAAATTCATGGAAAATTCATGCAGCAGATGGTCAACCGAGACCTATTTAACCTGGAGCATGATCAATCTCAGACAGTTCCTGCCTATGTACTTGAGGCATGGATAGTAGACAACCCAAAAAAGGATAAGGCATACTCATCATTTGGCATTGAAGTGCCTGAGGGTACGCTAATGGTAACTGCTCAGGTAACTGACAAAGAGTACTATGCTGAGCTTGTAGCACAGGAGCAGATAGGTTTCTCTATTGAGGGATACTTAGGCATGAAATTAAACGAGCAAAAACAATCCCAAAATAAAACACAAATGAATGAGTTAATGTTGCCAGATGGCGAGCACATCATCAACGAAAAAATCTATATCATCAAGGATGGTAAAGTAGTTGAAGTAAAAGATGTTGAAAAAGAAGAGGTATCTGAAGAGATAGCCCTAGAGGACACTGTAGTTGAAGAGGAAGTAACAGCAGAAGTTCCTGCAGAGGAAACTACCATGGCAATAGATCCTGCAGTAGATGCAGAGGCTATCCTTGCTATAGTTAAGCCTGTAATGGATGAGCAAATGAATGCTTTACTTGCTATGATTGCTGAAATCAAAAATCAATTAGAGGAAGTTCTATCTGTAGAGGTAGAGGATGAGGAGATGAGTGAGGCTGTGACTTTAAGTGCACATCAAAAACTAAGTAACTTTGTAAAATTTAATAATAAATAAAATGCGTAAATTAAGATTTGATTTGAACATTGATGCTAGTGCGTTACTAGCACCCAACGCTGAGGCATTCTATGCTCAAGCATATTTAGGAAGCACTGAGATTGCTGATAACTTCCGTACACTTCCAGGTATCAAGTATAAGACTAAGATTGGTACAGTTACTTTTGGTACAGGATTGTTAGCTACATCTCCATGTAACTTCCCTAACCTTAACACAGATGACTTAAGCTCACATGAAGTAGACGTATGTGCTCTTTCTGCTATGGCTCAGGTATGTCAGTTTGACCTTGAGCAGTCATTCGTATCTTTACAAATGTCAGCAGGATCTAATGGTGATTTCTCTGTAGCTAATTTCTTTAACTTCTATTGGTCAGAAATGGCTAACGCTGTGAACGGACAAATTGAAGCTCTACGTTGGAAAGGTGATATCTTATCTGTTAACCCACAACTTGCTTTGTGTGATGGTTACGAGAAGCAATTAGCCGCTTCAGAATTAGCAGGTGATGTTATCAATGGTGGCGGTGGTGCTATCACTACATTCTCAGGTGTTGGTGGATTAGGTGCAAAATTAGAGGCTGCTTTTGCTTTAGTTCCTGCAGCTATTGCATCACGTACAGCTGATTTACGTATCTACATGCCTACTCAATTAGTTAACATCTACCGATTAGGAGTAGCTTCAGGTAACACTCAAGCGTTCATCACTCAAGATTTGTCTTTGACTTACTTAGGTATCAAAATTGTTCTTTGTCCAGGAATGAGCAACAACAAATTTGTGATCACATTGAAAGATAACTTAATCTTTGCTTTTGATGGTGAGGGAGACCCATCTGACCTACGTGCAGTGAACTTATCTGACACTGTTGCTGAGCCTGTAATCAGAACTCGTGCTAACATGAAAGTTGGATTTAGCTTTGTTAATCCTACAGACATCGTTTACTACGCATAATAATAATCCATAGAGGGGGGCAACCCCCTTTATATAATACTTTTACACAATGGCTACATGTCAATCTTTAGAGACTATCGTAAAACCATGCGATAACAACATTGGTGGTATCTATGGTGTTTGGATAAATACACAGGATGAGATAGCTTCTATCACTCCTGCTGACCCATCTATAGTAACTGGTGCCAATGCCTGGCAAATTACAGGTATTACATTAATACCGGGTGGTGATTTATTCCAACCATTTGAGGTACGTCGAAACACATCCAACTATACAGAGGATAGCACTATTGACTTAGTTAATGGTAGCTCTTTTGTAACTCAGACAGTTAATTTAGTATTCCATAGAAGAGATGCTGATAAGTCACGTGCTATTAAAATCCTAGGAACAGGACAGCAATACTTGACAGCTATCATCTTAGATGCTAATGGCTTATATTGGTACTTCCCATACTTGCAGTTATCTGCAACAGGTGAGGGCTCAGGTACAGCTCGTGCAGATGGGTCTAAATATACCGTAACTTTGATGGCTGAAAACCCTTACTTAGCTTACAACATTGATATGACACCTCTTGCACTTTCTGCAATCGGAGTTCAATAAGCAATTCTACCTCTCTATATTAGAGCCCTGCCATATGGTAGGGCTTTTTTTATGAACATTTGACAAAGCTAAATTAATATAGGTGTGATATACTTAGATCAAGGTGTTATTAATCAGTTTGTACTGACTCTTTCAGAGGTCACTACGGTTACTACACCACACTATTTATTTGTATTCACCAATGAAATGAATACCACTAGCACACCACAGCTCTTCACATCCGCTGATACAAGTGCATGGCCCGAAAGATACAATCTGTTTACTCTAGATGAGCCAACAGATATATCACTCTTGAAAGGTCAGTTTACTTATCAGGTATATGAAAGCTCAACACCATTCGTTTTGCCTCTTACAATAGCACAAACTACAGGTGTAGTAATTGAAGAGGGGAGAATGGTTGTAAGTGGTCCTGCAGGTACATCAATATACGATTAACTATGGCTTGGTACGATAGATTTATTAACACAAAACCAAAAGGTCCTGAAATGGTAGAGGGCTATCAATCATTCAGCACCCCATTCCTACCGGTAGGGAGAGGTAACTTGACACTGCCCTATGTGAATGGTAGATATTCTACTAACATGTGGGTGCGTTTTGGAACGGATAACCTGTATCCACAAATGCTCAATCAAATGTACTACAGCTCACCTTTACATGGTGCTATTGTAGACTATAAGACCAACGCTGTTATTGGTGGAGGGTTTAACCTTACCACCGACAAGCTCACACCTCAGGAAAAACTTGAGATGTTTACCTTTGAAAAGAAAGCTAACCTCAAGCACACTGTTAAGGCAGTTACTAAGCAGTTAATTATTCACAATCGTGTGTACTTTAAGCTATATTTTGGTGAAAAAAAGAAACTAATCAAGATTGAGAATGTCTCACCTGACAAAGTAAGGGTATCTAGGTTTGGAGATATGTACTATTTATGTGATGACTGGAGCACTAACATAGACATCAAAGAGATTAAGCCATACCACATCACTTGTAAAGACGAATGCCAGCTATATTCCTACGAGGTACAGTCAGTTGGTCAGGACTTTTACTCACTACCAACATACAGCTCTGCATTAAACTTTGCTTTTTTAAGTGGTGAGCTATCTTACTTCGCAAAAAGTAACATTCAAAATAGTGTATTCCCTAGCTTTGCTATGATGTTCCCAAAGAGACCACAGTCTGAGGAGGAAAAACACATGATCAAGGAAACTATTGACAGACTTAAGGGTGCAGCCAATGCCGGTAAGGCAGTTGCATTCTTTGCCAATAGTGCGGACCAACTACCTAAGATTGAAAGCCTACCTACTAATGGCAATGATAAGCTATTTCATGAGGCATCTGCATTGAATACAGAACAGATTTGTTTTAGCCATACCATTGACCCTATCTTAATGGGTATCCGTACCACTGGTAGCTTGGGTAATGGCAGTGACATCAAGCAAGCCTATGTGATATTTGAAAAAAACGTGGTCATGGAGTTACGTCAACAGGTAACTACTATCTTTAATGAGATACTAACCATTGCTCGCATCCCTGCTGAGTTCACAATCAATAACTATCAAATTATTGGTGATACTATTATTGAGGTAGATGAGAAGACTGCTCAAGTTAAGGATGCATTGAACAATTTAAGTGATGCACTACTAAGCAAAGTACTTGAAAAAATGACTACCAATGAGATACGAGCTCTAGCATCTTTACCTCCTATTGATGAACCTACTCAACCTATTGTATAATGCTGTACTTTATAACTGAGGCATACCTCAAAACAAACACACCCATTACAGCCAATGTGGATGTTAATGACGTAACTCCCTACATTGCAACACAAGCGGCATTAAGAGTTCAGCCTATCTTAGGCACCACGTTCTACAATTACATGTTGACTCAGTACAATGCTCAGCTATTAACACCTGATGAAATAGATCTAGTTGAGTTCATTCAGCCAGTCATTGCATGGAGGTCAGCTGAGGATGCTGTATTTGGGTTGACATATCAGCTAAAAAACAAAGGACTTCAGACTCAAAACGGAGATTATTCTGCAAGCGTATCCAGGAATGAGGTAGCTTTTGGGATGGAACACTATGCACAAAAGGCTAGTTTCTTTGAGCAACGTTTAATCAGATGGCTACTTGCTAACCGTAATCTGTTCCCTATATTTACATCTACAGCTAACCAGGATACTGACCTCAGACCAATGTTCCAAAACTGCTCATGCATCACTCAATGGCAGGATACCTGCACAGGTATGTGTGGTAACTTCCTTGAGAATGGGTACAATAACAGCATCCTAATCTTATAATGAAGTCACAGCTCGCAATACTACTAGCTACAATGCAGGCAAATTGGGTCAAGCTAACAGCTACCATTGCTGCATTCTTAATGCCTATCTCAGGCTTATTGTTTTTAGTAGGCTTTGTGATCGTACTTGATACTATCACAGGGGTATGGAAATCAGTTAAAAACAAGGTTAAGATAACTAGCAGAGGTCTATCTGCCATCATTAGTAAGATGCTACTCTATGAGGTGACCGTTATTATGTTTTATATGATTGATAAATTTATATTAAATAATATCATCTTACAATTTTTCTCAGTAGATTTATTGCTCACAAAGATACTTGCACTCATCCTGGTATCAATAGAGGTCATGAGTATCAACGAAAACTACAAAGCAGTGAAAGGCCTTGACCTATGGCAGGCAATGAAAAACTTATTTTCAAGAGCTAAGGATATAAAAAAGGACCTAGATGAAATTAGACACAAGCAAGATATTTCAGGAACGCCTATCTAACTCTCAGTATTTCCACGAAGAGTCTGAGAAAAAACAAATATATCTACACCACACTGCAGGCAATGGTAATCCTGTAGCTGTATCACGTTGGTGGAACAGTAACGGAGATAGGATAGCAACTGCATTTGTAATAGGTGAAAAGGGTAGCATAGTACAGTGCTTCAGTTCTAAGCATTGGGCTTACCATCTAGGCATAGATAGTCAAGATTTCTCAGCTCATGGACTCAAGTACCAAAACTTAAACAAGCTAAGTGTAGGTATTGAGATATGTAACTGGGGTCCATTGAAGCTAAAAGATGGGAAGTACTATAACTATGTCAAGGGAGTGGTAGATCCATCAATGGTAACCACATTAGATACACCCTACAAAGGCAATAAGTATTGGTACAAATATACGGATGCACAAATTGAAAGCACTCGACAGTTGGTGGAGTATCTATGTGAGACCTATGACATTCCTAAGACTTACCGGTCAGAGATATTCAGCATAGATAAAGAGGCGTTCAAAGGAACTGCAGGGATCTACACGCATAACTCAGTGAGAAAAGATAAGGCAGATATTTATCCATGCCCTCGAATGATTAAGATGTTACAAAGCCTATGAGATACTTAATACCACTATTGATACTTATATCCTGCTCAGCTCCTAAGCGTGCTCAATGGCACTATAAGAAAGCATTAAAGAATGGACTGCAGTTAGTCCAGGATA